CGCTCTGCCGCCCACTCCAGATTTGGCTGTTCCAAAGACAGTCTATTTGGAATGGGACCCTAACTCAATCATCGGCGAGATACTAAGCTCGATGAGGAAGAGGGAGGGGCCAAACGGTGCTTAATCCTTTCAGTAACGAGGTGTACGATATGCTACACGTACGGGTTACTGCCGCGAAAGCCGACGGGCTGTCTGAGGCGGTGATCGAATCTGATCAACCGCTCAAGCCAATGCTGGCAGTAATTAGGGAAGGACACGCCGTAGACCGTGAAGCGATGGGACTAGTGGAGCGAGTGTTTGGTAAGGAGGTGAGGGACCTAGCTAGATATTATACTAGGTCAGGTGCTACATTAGACCTACTATACGAGAGTCTGATGAAGTACGACCATTCTGACGTGGCCTGGTCCAGCCTAAATGATGACGTGAAGCGTCGGTTGCAGGAGGCTATGAACGCAGCCTATAAGGTATTTGGAGTTAGGGGGTTGAAGCCCAAACCACTGAATGAAGTGGCTGTGGAGCCCTCCTCACCAGGTGCCTCATGGCGGTTGTATGGCCGATCCGGCAAAAGAACCGACTTTAGCGTCTACGCCGAAGGTCTAGCTCGTGCGGAGATAATCTTCCGTAGAGCAATGCGGCGTAAACAACCCTTCTGTCAGTTGGCGCCCTGCTTGGCTTATCTGCGGACGCAACTGGCAAGGCGTGGCAGTCCGAAGGTAAGGTTAGTTTGGGGCTACCCCTTCGAAATCAATCTCATAGAGGGTAGTTTTGCTGAACCTTACCAGGAGGTACTTCTTTCCCGCAACGCGCCATTGCTCCCACGGACTAAAAGGTGGATATCAATGGCGCTGGATCATGTGAGACGGAGTGGGACACCAGTTGGACTTGACTGGTCACGGTTTGACTCAACCGTTCCTAGGTTCCTAATCCGTTTCGCGTTTGGCATCATAAAGAAGGCGTACGGAGCCGAATATGAAGGGGTGCTTGAAATGATAGAGCATTACTTCATCTTCACGCCGATCATGATGCCAGATGGTAGGACATTCGTCAAGAGAACAGGCATACCATCAGGGTCTAGGTTCACAGCGC